TGTACAACTAATAGAACTGGTGGTAAGACTACTTATTTTGGCAGGTTGGTTGTAAATAGATTTATTAAACAGCGTAAAAAATTTGCTTTGCTTTATAGGTATAATTATGAACTGGATGATATATCAGATAAATTCTTTAAAGATTTAAAAGAATTGTTTTTTATAGGGTGGGAAATGACAAGTAAAAGAAGAGCAAGTGGTATATTCCATGAGTTATTTTTAATTAAAAACCATGATGAAGAAACAGCAGAAAGCTGTGGTTATGCTATTTCATTAAATAGTGCAGACCAGTTGAAAAAATATTCACATCTATTTAGTGATGTTGATTGTATTTTATTTGATGAATTTCAAAGTGAAACTAACCATTATTGTAGTGATGAAATAAGAAAATTTTTAAGTATACATACTTCTATTGCAAGGGGTAAAGGTGAACAAGTAAGATATGTACCAGTATATATGCTTGGCAATCAAGTTAGTATTATCAATCCGTATTATAACGAATTGGGAATTAGTAGTAGATTAAATAAAGACACAAACTTTCTAAGGGGTGACGGTTTTATACTTGAAAATGGTTTTATAGAAACAGCTTCGCAGGCTCAAAAGGAAAGTGGTGTAAATAGAGCATTTAAAAATAATCAGTATGTTGCGTATAGTAGTGAAAATGTTTACTTAAATGATAACTTAGCATTTATAGATACACCACAAAATTGTAGTAGTAGGTATCTTGCTACTATTAGATACTGTGGAAATGATTTTGCTATTAGAGAGTATAAAGACATAGGTATTTTATATTGTGATGACCACGCTGATAAATCTTTTCCTAACAAAATTAGTGTTACAACCGATGACCATAATATTAATTATGTAATGTTAAAGAATAATGATATGTTTATTACAAACCTTAGATATTTTTTTGAACATGGTGCTTTCAGATTTAAAGATTTAAAAAGTAAAGAAGCCTTGTTAAAATGTATTTCATATTAGGTATCTGCATTTGTATATTCTTCTGAATAATGTGGATAGCACACTTGGAAGATAGTGCCACATTGTTTGTCGGTTTCGCTGACCGCTTTTGAATTGCAAATGTTATAGATATAAAAGTAAGAGCAGGATACAACTTAGTTGCCCTGCTCTTCTTAATTTTAGTACCATTCTTCTTTTAAACATATTTCTTTATATTCACAAAACAAACAACAATGCTTACAATTACTTTTTATCCATTTCATGTACAATAATCTTATAATTCTTTTTATCATATTTGCTACCTCATTTCATAAGTTGTGTCAACTAATATCACTCCACCACGTATTCTTTTTGGTAATAATTTTCCCGGAATTTTTAACCCTATTTTAAAGTCCTCTAATGACCTTTTTGTTTTTAAGAATTTTAGTTCATCCTCTGTGTATCTATCATCTTCTTTTGGCTCATAACCTAACATAGAAGTTATAAATAAATCTTTACATTTTTGTGGCATACCTGCACACTTAACATTGTAATAAGGATTATCAATAGGTTCTAAATCTTCATGCGTAACGTGTTCAATGTATGTTTTCTGCCTAGTGAAAATAGCTTCATCCCAACAAGCTTCTAATTTCCAACAACAGAAGTTTCTATCATGTACTTTTATTCCTACAATTTCTTCGGGTTTTAAGTCACAATGTATACTATCTGTATCAGCATATATAAACCCTCTATTGTTCTTACCATGATAATTTTTCTGTGCGGCTCTTATTGTAAAATTTCTAGCGTAAGATGTAATAGCTGACCCAACAGCTATAAAGCCTGCTTGTTTGTCATTAGCAGGAACGGAAATAAATCCAAGTGCTTTGTTTTCTTTTACAATAGCTACCTTAAAAGAACTATCCTCACTACTTGCCATTTTACCATACAAATTATTTAAGAAAAGTTTTGCTAATTCTCGTAGTGCACCTTTACTTTCAAGCTTAATCTTTTTATACTTCTCCATGTACTCGTCAAATATCCCAGTTGCAGTAAAGAAATAACAACCATCTATTATTTCAAAGTCTACTAATTCATAATGTTCTTTCATTAAAATAAAGTCTGTCATAGTTAATGTCAATTCAACTCTTGTGTCGTGTAGATTTCCTGCTTTATCGTAATAATGGTCGTAATATTTATCGGTATTTTTATCGTACACATCTGAACTTTCTAATGCTTCTGTTCCCTTGTATAAATAGTTACCTTTTATTTGGATAAATGGTAAATAGTTTTGTTTTAAATAAAAGCGTGTTTTAATTCTTACAAAGTAGTACCTATTATTTTTTAATGCTTCGTTAGGTATAAAGTTACCTATCCAAAACGTAGGTTTTCCGACTGGGTAAGTATTTCCGCTTTCACTTGACATCATACTTGGGTACAATGAGTTTACATCTGCTGTTGTGCCATTTGTTTTTATTTGGTTTTCTTTACCTTTTACTAAATAGCACCAACCGCCTTTGTAAGATTTTCTTATCCATGCATCTGCGGTTGTGTATTTATGTTTTGATGTGTCTAGCAAATAAACGGTTAGACTTGGGAAAAGAGTTTCATAATCTTCTTTACCCATTATCTTTTTATACTCTTCCAAACAACATGAACCTATTGTTAATTTGTTATGCCCCTCTGTGAACATTATTTCTAATGCTTCTTTTACAACAAGTACGTCATTTGCAATGTATTCTTTTTCTTTTTCTGTTATATTACATCCTGCATATCTGAAACCATTGTATTCCATGTCAAGTTTTTTGTGCTTTGTACCAAATGATTGACCTATTCTTTTAACGCTAAATGGTAATAGTTTTAAGCTATCTCTTATTTCAATAAAATGATTATTTACTTTAATAATGATAGTGTACCATTGTCCTTTGTCTGATATTGAATATTTAAAAGAATTGTTAGGCATTTCTTTTTCTTTTAACCATTCAACTTCAGTTTCTTGTTCATTTAGTGGTGTATAGGCTTGTTTAAATCCTAAATCAATTAGTAGATAAGACAACCAAAAAGCACCATCAAACTTTAAGTTATGATAATAAGCACAAATATTTGTGTCTAATGATTTGAAATAATCGAATTGTTCTTCTATACTATGAAAAATTTTTACATCTTCGGTAAACAGTTCTACACTTGCACTAGCCCAAACTTCTGTATTAACTTGACCCTTGTAAACTGTGGTTTCAAAGTCGCACATAAAATAGCGAAACTTTTTAACTTTCAATTTACACACCCCTATGAATTATAGTATTCTGCCATCATAGATAAATTTTCAGCTTGTGACATTGATAATGCCTGCGTATTTAAAATTCTACCTAATGATACAAATGATGCTGAAATTTGTTCTGCGTTGCTGTCATAAGAAATAACATTTAATAGTTCAGCAATTTCACTTTCATGTACTTCAAGATAATGCTCATATTCCGTTATATTATCATCAAATGCTGTTACATTATCTTCAAATATTGATAACAATTCATTTTTTCTATTTTCAATAGGAATTGGTGGCTTTGCTTCTCTAGTTAGTTCCGATATTCTATCCCTAATTGTATCAATAATACTAATTGTAGGGTAATATGTAGGCACACTAGGTATGCTTATTTTCTTTTTTCTTGTTTCTTTTGCTTTCCTTATTGCTTCTTGTTTTACTTCTTGTTTTCTTTGTTCAGCAGGGACTACTTCACCAGTTTCTTGATAAACAAATTCAGCTTTTTTATATAACTGTTTTGGTTTTATTTTTTGTATCTTTTCTAACTGTTTCTTTGTAACTCTTTTTGGTAATTCTGGTACAATATCTTCTGGAAAAATGTACCCTTGTTTTTTAGCTCTGCGAACAGCTTGTAGTAATCTTCTTCTCTCTTTTTGATATGCTTTTTGGTTCTCTGTTCGCTTATTTCTCTTTACCATAAATTGTACCCCATTTCTTAAAATAAATTAAAGCCCCTAGGTTGCTATACCTAGAGGCTTGTCCTAGGATAATTATTACCTAGATTATTGAACAAGTAAGGAATTTCTTTCCTTTGTAGTTTTTACTGTCAAGTTTGTAAGCTTTGATTGACCAAGCTTCTTCTTCGCCCTGCATTTCATCATAAATGTCCATGAATGAATTCCAAAAACTTGCTGAACCAGTAACATATTTATCACCATTCTTATCAATAATGACATAGTTTTCGTAGTCTACATTATCAGATTTTTCGTTGTGAATTGCTAAAACAGCGTAGTCTACTGGTTCAATGATAACAGTGTTTTCATCACAAGCTGTGTCAAGCTTGATTGCATCAGAAGTGTCTTTTAATGCAATTCTCTGTTTTGCTGTTAATTCTCTACTTGTTTCCTTAATTTCTATTGAATATCCTGTCATAATTTTGTTCTCCTTTTCCTATTCTTACTGTTCTGTTTCTTCTGTTTCTGCTTCAAGTTCTTTTCTTGTAGCAGGGTCAAGAATTGTCGCATTTGTGATGAAGTCCTGCTCTGTCATTCCGTACAAAGTTTCAACTTCTTCCTTGTCAACAATGTGTACCGCTTTAGCATCATCAGTGTTTACAACTTCTTCAACTTTTTTGAGTAACTTCTTTTCATCCTTGTATGTACGAGGAAGTGTTACAACTTTGTTGAATGGTTCTGCACTTTTGATATCAAGGCAGAGTACATTTACCTTTGTTGTTACGATTGTTCTTGTTACCATTGGTTTTCTTGCCATTTTTTGGTACTCCTTTCTTTGTTAGGTTTATTTGATTGCTAGTACAAAGGGTTTAATTCTTTGTACGAATGGTGCGGTACGCAATGAACGTACAATAGGGCTTGTCCTACGCACCAGTTGAACATGGGGTTGTTCAGCTTTTTTAAGATAGCTGTTTACTACTCTTTAATAGTACCATAATATAGGTACATTGTCAATATTTAATTTTAAATTTTGTTGAAATTTTTTGATGTGGATAACTATGCAACTTCTCTAAAATAAAGTTTGTGATTTTCCACTTTGAACTCAAAACCATAACATAGTGCATCATCAATAATTTTAATAACTTCTGTTAGATTGTCTGCTAACCCAGTGCTAAATTCTTGCCACATATAAGTACCTCAATCTAATGTGAAAAATAACATTATTAACAGCAACTCTTTCATTTTATTGTCAGCCCAGTTTTGTTCGCTAGGTAGATACTGAATAAGTGCTTTTAAATAGCCTACAGCTTCCGCACATAACATATGGTTTTGTGTTAGCTCTTTAAACGGATATTTTTGTTCAAAGATTTCCTTATTTGTTTTGCTTCTTTTTTCCATGTTTGTTTCTCCTTTTGTTATTTAATATTCCGCACTATTGTGGTAAACTGAGTGCAGGGAATTGAACCCTGCTATCAACCAATACCCAGTACTTTGTGCTACTCTTCGTTTTCTAGTGCTTTTCGTGTAGCAGGGTCTAACTTTTGTGCTACCTTTAGGAAGTCAATTTCCTTTAGACCGTACATTTCTTCGTGCACTTCCATTTTCTGAATAGCTACAACTTTGAATGTGTCTGTTTCGTACTCTTTCTTGAGTGCCTTGAGTGCTTTTTCTTCGGTGAATGTTTCGCCAGTAAGTTCAAGTTCTTTAATTGACACTTCCACTGTTAATGTGTCTACACACATTGCTTCGATTGCTGTTACATTGATTGTTCTTGTTACCATTCTTGTTCTTGCCATAATTTTGTTCTCCTTTTCTTATTAAACTTTCCGCCCTATTGCGTTAAAACCCTTGCAGGGAGTTGCACCCTGCTGTGTGCTGCTAGGGTTATCTGTCAAGCCACACTAGATAAGAGTTGTCTTTTGTTTCAATTCGCATAATATTTTCACCATCTTTGATTGCTAACCAACTACAAGTAAAACCGAAACTATTTGCGTTTCCAACTCCAAAAGCTGTAGATTGATTATCGTTTGCATATTGTTCCCAACACCAGTCAAAAGCTTTTTGTTTTGCTTCTGACCAACTCTCATAAAGATTGTGCAATGAACTCCAACAACATCTTTCACCCATTGATATGAGTGCTTGACCTCTTTTTGTGCTTGCTTTATATTCTCTCATGTTTACTACCTCTTTTCTATAATATTTGTACTCTTTTTGAATAAAGGCGCTTTTACTTCTTATCTTGATTATATTATATCATTTGGTGTACCTTTTGTCA